GGATATGCGGTTCAAGTATGTAAAGGTACTAAACCCGGTTTGGATGGTAAAAAAAGATGTTCAGGAAAATATTGTTCGGGTAAGAAATAAACCCTATATTTGTAACAAACTTCCTGAAAATGATTCGAGTTAACCACAACACATATCAACTTTTTAAAGAAGATAGTCTAATCGCGGAAACTGAAGCAGCAACATTCGATAAAGCAATCGATTATTTTTTAGATACTCATCCTAATGCTTACAGTGACTCAACCTATTCTTTTAGAAAAGTTAAAATGTCTCACGAACGCTAATACTCTTCTATTAGTATGACTAAATCCGTAGTGCCTTTTATAACTCTATGAAAGGTTTCTTTCGTGATATTAAATTTAATCCCCTTTTTTAAGGGAATGGGTAATCTATTATCCATCTGAAAGTACCAATCGGTATCTTCGAGAACTTCGACTAAACGATTCTCCTTATCTCTATGCCAAACGAGTTCTTTCTCAGGAATGTCTTGAGAAAAAACTCGTTTGAATCTATTAGGTGTAATGGTTTCTTGTGTGTATATCATCACCAAAATCTACCTGAAACATTCTTACCGAAATCTTTATGAGCTCTACACGCCCAATAACCAGCCTTTGTCTTATCTTTTTTCTTTGCACACTGATGTCTAGCGGCAAATGACTTTCTCGCTTTAGGGTCATTCCATTTTGCGGTCATAGTAGGTGAACCGTAACTAACTTTTTTAATTTTTTTTGTTTTTGGATTTCTGACATAAACATACCATTTTTTAGGTCCCCCTGACTTAGGTTTGTTTAATGAAACTTTTTTACCTTTATATTCTGCTTCGTTAAGTGTCTCATACTCAAAAGGGAAATCTAAAGCTACTGTCTTACCATTTTTTAATTTTACAAAAGTACCCACTTCAGAGTTTAACATTTCTTCGTCAAAGCGATTAAATCTATAACCCTCCTTGTAAAGTTCTCTTGCTTCATTGATTATATCAAAATATTTCTCACTACCATGTCTAAATGCATTATCAGTAATAGATAAATTATTATCAAAATTATACTGTAGTTCTTCAGAAATTTGTATTTCGTTAAGTATTGATTTATTAATACTCTCTTTAATTATATTTTTAATATACGTCGATTCGTTCTTTTTGTAATTTTTTACTTTTATTCTAGTCGGTTTTTTACCTTTGGTGTCCTTTGACCTTCCTTTTTCTTTTTCTCTTTTCCTTCTACATGCGGAATCTTTAGCGGATTGTGACATTTTACCCGCTACACCTGATGCTCTACATACCGGATAACCTCCCTTGTCTGAATCACTTCTACCACAAGTAGGATGACCACCTCCTTTTTTCTTTTTACAGATATTAACCCACGGACCTTTAGGTTGTTTAGAACCTTTCTTTTTCTTCTTTTTTCCAAACCATACGGCTAAATCTTCTGATAAAATATACTTATCCATTTGACTTTATGTTACTTTTTTATAAATATTAGGTAAAACACATTTATCATGGAAGAACAGAACGAAAACGTAAATACTTTATTTAATACAATTAATTATCAAGAACCTCACGAACTAAATAAGTTTATCGATGAAATGAATGTTGACCAGGCGTTATTTTGTTTAGTTCATGCTACTCGACATGCACACAACAAAGGTTTATACGGTATTGAAGAATCAGAAGTAGTGTCCAAATCTATTAGGGTACTAACTACACCACAACCTTTACCAAAGGAAGAAACGAATGACGAAAAATGAATTATCTAGTAGAATTATTTTTCTGCAGTCAGAAATAACAGACTCAATTTTAAAGGGTCATAAAGCCCATGATGAAGATGAATTCAAATCACATCGAATAGAATTAATGATACTTCGTTGTATGTTATATGGTGAAGATTCTAAAATATGTAAAACTGAAAGGGATAATTGTAGAAATTGTAAGAAATAAAAAAGGGAGACCGAAGTCTCCCTTTTCTTTTTTGTTTAAGATAAGATATTATCTTAACTCTCTTAGGTCGAATGTTCTTACACCATCAACTGTAATCTTACCGTAGAAACGGTTGTTCACCATCTTCTTAGCGTATCTTGTCATGATACCCTTGATTGGTGTAAAGTTGAATGGGTTGTACATTGTTGGAGTCAACTGTAGAGGTACGTATGGAGCGTATACATATCCTGTATCAAGTAATGACGTACCCTTGTGTCCCAACAACACTGTGTTTGGTGGGAAGTATGGGTCACGGTAAACTTGATATCTACCTGATAATGTACCAACTCTTTCGATACCCATGTTGTAGTTGTCCTGGTCAGGAGCCGCGTTTGAAACGTGGAAGTACTCAAGGTCATCGAAGATTGCTGAAATCTCTGAAGATACAACAATCCAGTTAGCACCACCTCTTAAAGTTGATTTATGGATTTGAGCAGAAATCTGATTGATTGCAGTAATCAATGTTTGGTTCCAATCCTTTTGGTTGTAGTTGACAGAACCGTTAGACACTCTCTTCCAACCGTTGTAGTCCCATCTTAATGACCAAGCCGCACCTTTTCTTAAGTCTCTTAAAATCTCACGGTCAATCTCAGCAGCAACCTGTTCTGACAACAATGCTGTCAATTCAGCTTCCGCGTCGATGTTGTGGAATGCAGAGACGTCTTGTGCGAGTTCTGGTGACCACTGAGCTCTTAACTTTCTTTCTGTAACAGAAACAGTAACAGCTTCTAAGTCAAATGAAACTTCACCGATAGCGTCTTCAAATTCTAATGTTTCATATCTTCTCCATGTAGCAACTACAGTTGGTGTTGTCGAGAATGTAGTACCTGTGTAACCATCTATAGATGATGGTGTTGCGGTAATTGGTGCAGGTGTTGATGTATCGATATCTAAATAGATAATACCGTTTTGGTCACAGATATCATCGTATTTACCACCAGGTCCTGAACCTGGGAACGGTGCAGACGCCTCAGTACCGTATTGTACAATACCTTTACCGTACTTTTGAGTAACAACTCTAAAGTTGAAGTAAGTTCCTCCGATGTTAGTCTCTAAAGATGCTAAGAAGTCCTCTGTATCCATCTCTTGTCCGTCAGGACCAATTAACTTACCAGCTCCCGCGTTTGAGAATCCTGATAAAGCAACTAAGATAGACCTTGTGTCACCTGTGTAATCACCACCAGCGACTAATGAACCATTAGACCATACAACATTAGTACAGTTATCAGTTAATCCTGTGAATGCACCCTTCGAGTAATCGAATAACCCTGCTGGGTCTGAATTTGGTGTACTTCCTTCGTAGAACTGGTCATACAAGTTAGTTGTGTTTGTGTAACCTGAATCTGTTGTTGCAGGACCGTTTGGTGCTCCGAACGGAGGAATGTGTGTACCATCAGCGTTTCTACTCTGAATCTTTGGAACAAAGTAGAACAACTTACCGATTGGTAAGTTCATAGCCTGAACTGAAACGATATCGTTAGCCAATAGCTTAGAGAAAACTCTTCTTACGATTGGGAAAACAACAGTTTCAAATGAACCTGAACTGTCAGAAGCAGCCGCTTCGTTTATCAAATATGATGCTTGGTTCTCATATAACTGAGCCATATTTTCTTTAGTGTGGCCTTTAAGACCGTCGAGGAACCCTAATTTGTCCCACTTGTTGATTGTGTCCTCCTTGATAACTTTGAGGTGCTTAAGACCGATATTACCAACTAGACCTGATTCTAATAATGCTCCCATTTTAATATTTTTTTTAAGGAATTTTTATTTTAATTTACTCATTAAATCTCTCATTCTTAAGAACTGTGGATTTTCATAAGTTTTACTCTCGATAAGATTGTTTGCAGAACCTCTAGATGGGGTCTTAGTAACTTTTGATTGTACTGATTCAGTAACAACGTCAGTTTCCTTTCCACCTAAGTCTTCTTTTATTGTCTTATAAAGAGATTTTGATTCTTTAAGAGTCTCGACACTGTCGAAACGTCTTAAAACATTTATTTTTTCTTGCTTCGTAGTAGAATGTTCAGTGAACAAACGAGTAGCATAAGCTAAATTAGAATTGAAAACAGCTACTTCATTCAACTTAGTTTTGAAAACGTTGAGTGCCTTACGGTACTCTTCGTTCTTTTCTCTTAGTTGTTGAACTTCAGTTTTTAATTCTTTATTTTCTCTAACTGCCGGTCTTAATCTATCCTTAGCATATGTCCTCACCTCTTCAGATGCTGACTTAGCGTTTGGATATTTTCTAAGTGACGCGTTAGTTCTAGCCGTCTCGGAGGTTTCACCTTCGTTAGCTTCGTAAACTCTGTGGGATTTAGACT